GTCTGATGAAAACTTCTACAGCGAACGAGAGTGTCAAGCCGTTGCTATGAAGGCTATACACAACATTGAATCAGAAGTAGATGTAGACATGATTGAAGGTGTTTGTCTTCCTATAAGTAAAAAGGATCAAACATAATGGTTAAGAAGGTATATCAGAACAAAGAAGGTGGTTTAAACCAGAAGGGTCGAGATTACTTCAAGCGTACTGAAGGTGCTAATCTTAAACCACCAGTATCAGCCAAGGAAGCAGCAAAGTCACCCACTGCTGCTAAACGAAGGAAATCATTTTGCTCACGGATGTCAGGCGTGGCTGGCCCTATGAAGGATGAAAAAGGCAGGCCTACAAGGAAGGCACTGGCACTAAAGAAATGGGACTGCAATGGCTAACCAAACTTATCTTGAAACAGTTAATAATGTATTAATTAGGCTTCGTGAGAACGAAGTTAGTGCTGTTACTGACACTTCCTACTCTAAGTTGATTGGTAGGTTTGTCAACGATGCAAAGCGTCAAGTAGAAGATGCTTATAACTGGAACGCTCTATCAGAAACTATTCCTGTTCAAACCACTGCTGACTTGTTTACTTACTCTTTAGAAGGCATTGGTCAACGCTTTCGTCTTATTGATGTCATAAATGAGCAAAGCAATTGGACAATGAGTATGGAAACAACAACGGCTATGAACGAGTTGTTTCTCAATGCTGGTAACCCTGTACAGCGTGGCGCACCAGAGTTCTTTAACTTTAACGGCGTTACTGCTGATGGTGATACATTGGTAGATGTCTACCCTGTTCCTGATGGTGTCTACAACCTGTATTTTAACGTCATCAAGCCTACGCTGCCTTTGTCTGCTAGTGGTGATCAAATTATTGTACCAGCAGAGCCTATCGAGTTTTTGGCCTATTCCAAGGCATTGTTAGAGCGTGGTGAGGATTCTGGTATCAACAGCACTGAAGCATATCAGTTGTATCTTCAGTCGCTGTCAGATCACATCGCTGCTGAGGCTAATCGTTATCCTGATGAAATCACTTGGGTTGATTATTAATGAGACCGTTACAGACAGGTAGTATAGCTGCTCCAGGGTTTCTTGGGTTAAATACTCAAGACAGCAGTGTTCAACTATCTTCAGGGTTTGCTTTAACCGCTAACAACTGTGTTATCGATCAGTATGGTCGTATCGGTTCTAGGCGTGGTTGGACTCCTGTAAACACCACAGTCAACACTGATCTTGGTAGTGCTAACCCTGTACAGTTCTTGTTTGAGATGGTTAAGACTGGTGGTAACATTCTTCTTAGTGCTGGTAACAATAAGTTGTTTACTGGTACTACAACAATGACCACTGCTACCATTCGTAACGCTGCTAACAACGCTAACGTATCAGTAACTATCACTGCTAATCACTGGCAAGGTGCTTCGTTGCCTTATGGTGATGGAGCAGCAGCAGAGCCTCATGTTTACTTAGCACAGGCAGGTCATCCAGTGCTGGTTTATCATGAGTTACCTGTCTCTGGTGGTTCTGATCCACATTCTCATGATAGTGGTACTTTTGGTTTTCAACGCTTAGGCGATATTGGAACATTACCATCAGGATACACCACCACTGACTTTATACCTAACTGTGCATTAGCAGCGTATGGTCGTATATGGTTGGCTGATATGGCTAACGATAGACAGACTGTATACTTTAGTAGATTGCTTGATGGTTCTGACTTCCAAGGCGGTGATAGCGGATCGTTGTCACTCAACGCTGTCTTCCCTAACAACGATAAGATTGTAGCACTAGCAGCACATAATGGGTTCTTGATTATCTTTGGTAGAAATAACATCGCCATCTATGGTAACCCTATTGATGTAACTCAGTTGACTCTTGCTGATTATATTCCTAATGTTGGTTGTATCGCTAGGGATTCTGTAGTTTCTACAGGTACTGATATTATCTTCTTGTCTGACACTGGTGTTCGTAGTTTGACACGAATCATCCAAGAGAAGTCACTACCGTTCCGTGATATCTCTAAGAATGTACGAGATGATTTGATTGCTAATGTTGCATCAGAGAGTAACACTGCTGCAATTAAAGGTGTATACTACAGTAGAGATGCTTTCTATTTGTTAGCGTTACCAACATCTAACATTGTATATTGCTTTGACACCAGAGCGCCGATGCAAGATGGTTCGTATCGAGTAACACAATGGAATAGTATTGATCCTAGAGCCTTTGTAGTTAATGATGCTAAAGAGTTACTGATAGGCAAACCTGGATACATTGGTAAATACTTTGGTCACTACGATAATGCTTCGTCATATCGTATGGAGTATTTTACTAACCACTTTGACTTTGAGCAACCAAACCAACTAAAGATACTAAAGAAAATAGGCATGGTTGTTATTGGTGGCTCTGGTGCTGAGGTTGCAGTCAAGTATGGTTTTGACTATTCTGAAAACTTCTTTGCAGAAACTAGAATATTATCTGGTGGTGTTAGTTATGAATATGGTGTTGGTGAATATAACATCGCTGAATACGCTGGTGGTATCGTGTTAGAGAAATTCTTTGTCAATGCTTCTGGTAACGGTGCTATAATGCAATTAGGTATTGAGAGTGACATTGCAGGTAATCCGTTATCTATACAGAAGATTGATGTGGCAACGAAACAAGGTCGTACAATAATCTAAGGAGATTTAAATTGGCAGTTGTTGTGCAAATACCTAAGATAAATACTAAATGTTGTAACAAATGTAAACAATATTTGGATATTTCTTTATTTTCAATAAATGCCGCAAACAAAGATAAGTTATCTTCTAAATGTAAAGAGTGTGATAAAGAATATCAACAAAAACAAAGAGCGAAACACTATAATTATAAAAGAGAGTATAGTAGGGAGTATGAAAGAAAAAGAAGAAAAGATTTTAATTATAGATTGCAAATGTTAATTAACGCTTCTAAACAAAGAGCAAAACAAAAAGGAATTGAACATACCCTTACTGTGGAAGAATTAAAAAGTATTTTTCCAAAAGACGGTATATGTCCTATACTAGGTATTCCTTTGGTTTTTAGTACATCTGGTTTTAGTGATAATAGCCCAAGTGTTGATAAAATAGACCCGTCAATGGGTTATACTTTAGATAATGTACAAGTAATATCTTGGAGAGCAAACAGATTGAAATCGGATGCTACAGTTGAAGAGTTAGAGAAAGTTGTTGCTTTCTTAAAACAAGGAGAATAAAGTGGCGAATTATGTAAAAAGCACGAATTTCACAGTAAAGGATTCACTTGCCAGTGGTAATCCTGCAAAGATTGTTAAAGGCACTGAGATCGATACAGAGTTTAATGCTATTGCTTCTGCTGTTGCTTCTAAAATAGAAGCAGATAGTCCTACTCTTACTGGTACTCCTTTAGCACCAACAGCGTCTACTGCAACTAACAACACTCAGATTGCTAGCACTGCTTATGTAGTCAACCGCATTGCTCAGGACATTGCTGGTAAAGCTAACATTGCTTCACCTACGTTTACTGGTACTCCTGCTGCTCCTACTGCTGCTGGTGGAACTAATACTACTCAAGTAGCTACCACTGCTTTCGTCACTGATGCTATTTCTACAGAAAGAACTACTGAAAGAACAGCAACAGCAACACTAACAAATAAGACTATTAGTGGCGCTAGTAATACTCTTACAGTTCGTTTAGATCAGTCTGACACCACCGGCACTCTTCCTGTTAGTAAAGGAGGCACTGGTGCTACAACACACACCGCTAACAATGTTCTAGTTGGTAATGGAACATCTGCTATAACCTCAATAGCGCCAGGAACTAGTGGTAATGCTTTGGTGTCTAATGGTACTACTTGGTCGTCTGGTAGTCCTGCAAAACTATCAACAGCGTCTGGATCTGCTCCGTCATACTCAGCAAGAGCCTGGGTAAACTTTAACGGAACAGGAACACCAGCAATAAGAGCAAGTGGCAATGTGTCTAGCATTACAGATAACGGTACTGGTGATTACACAGTTAATTTTTCAACAGCAATGTCAGATGCGGACTATTCTACAATAGTAACTGGTTCTAATTGGAGTGATGCAGTTCAAGCATATATAGGTTTTGAGGGTATGAATATTGTATCCTATGCTTCAGGGAAAAATACCAGTAATGTTCGCGTTGGTTTTAATAATACGGCAGCCTACAACGATCCAATTTCAGCTAATGTTGCTATATTTAGATAAGCGAGACAAAAATGAACAAACGAATTATTTACCCTACTAATGATGGTGGTGTTGCTGTGCTTATTCCGTCACCAGAATATCTTGAAACACATACCATTGAAGAACTAGCAGCTAAAGATGTCCCTGCTGGTGTTCCTTATGAGATTGTGGATGTATCACAGATACCTAGTGACAGGACTTTTCGTGGAGCATGGACATGGGCATAACAGTTGATATTAACAAAGCAAAAGACATTGCACACACTAAGCGTAGGATTGATAGGGCTGCTGAGTTTGCTCCATTAGATATTAAAGTTACTATTCCTAGCGAGGCTACTCAAGCAGAAACAGAGCGTCAGCGTGTTAGGGAAAAGTATGCTATAATGCAGACTCAAATTAACAACGCTACAACAGTAGACGAACTAAAACAGATTATTACTTCTAATTGATGAACGAATCTTTAACTGTACATTTTAATAACTTGAAGTTACCTCTTGTTGCTCAAGAATGGTTGTTAGACTTTTGGGATGTTATACAAGGGTTGGATGATTGGCGTGACAATGATCCTGTAGATAATAAAGAAAAAGAAAAAGTCATCTATCAGGTTATGGTCAATATGCCTTCTAATCCTTTCTTTCAGAAGTACGCTTCTCATCTTCTACCAATAATGAGTAGCTTAGTCCTTAAATGGATTGCTGCTAACAAGTTAGAAGATAACAAAGAAGAATTAAACAAGGCTTACATGTGGAGAGCCGCTTACTACGACTTAGTGTTAGAAGTCGTTCGTTTAGTACATGGATATAAGGAAGCCGTTATTGTGTCAGATTATGTGGCTAAAATGTACGGTGAATCTTTTGAAGATTATGTTAAGGAGTTTATAAATGCCTGATCCAGTAACCGCAGTAGTAGCCGGTGGTACTATATACTCTTCTCGGCAGGCCGGTAAAGCCGCTGAAAGAGCTGCTGGTTCTGCCGCCGATGCTCAAATACAAGCAGCACAGATCGCTGCCGAAGAAGCACGATTTCGACCAGTAGGTATAACAACCCGATTCGGTCAAAGTCAATTTGGCTTTGATGACCAGGGTAGGCTTACCAGCGCTGGTTACACAGTCTCGCCTGAGTTACAAGCACTACAGGAGAGGCTACTCGGTGTTGCTCCAGGGTCGCTAGAGTCTGCTCTTGGTGCTGGTGCTGAGTTAGGTGCTATCAGAGGCGCTGTACCAGGATTGTTTGGCCTTGCTGGTCAACTATTACCTAGTGATGTATCAAGGCAAGCATCCCCAGAGGAACTTGCTTACGCACAGCAACTAGGGATGTTAGGCCAACAGGTAACACCGACATCATACGATCCTACTGCCGCTGCTCAGAGTTACTTTGCTGAACAGCAAGCAATGTTAGATCCTGTCCGTCAGCGTGAAGAACAGCGTCTAGCATCCTCGGTGTTTGGTCGTGGTAGGGCT